TCATTTAGCGAGGGCAAGGAGCTTGTAGAAAGGATCAGTGGCAGTATATACCTGGCTGATCCCGATCATGATTGTCACCAGGTTCCCTTCAATCTTGGCATCGGCTATGTAGAGGAAGGCATCGCATTGGTTGGTTAGGATGATATGCGGAAGCTCCTGATACTCTTTATCCAGCACATGGGTTATCACCTTATCGTCACTCAGCTTTGCTGGGCTTGCTTGACTGTTATCTCCCACTCCCTTATCCTGATCCTGAATCTCGTATTGTAGCTTTGATAAGGAAAAAAGTCCATTTTGCAGGTGTTCTGTGCCAATAGCTTCATTGGCTATCTTGCTTCCGGTTACCACTCCATCCAAGATGTGATTGCCATAGATACAGTTGTTTTGCAGTCCTCTGGCATCGAGCTTCCCGATCGTACAGGTCTTACCACTGAACTGACCTTGAGTATTGCCTACGTTGTCCCATATCTCATAGAAACCACAGTCGGATTCATCTTCGATGCCGATCTCATAGTATCCTGAGTTGGGGGTGGTTTCGATGAGCTTCTTGCCTTCTGCCCAAGATTGACCGGGCCTGAGAAGTCGGATATCGACTCCCGATTGAGGCTTTCTGGCTGTGCCTTCCATAGTATAGTAGCCGATGGCGAACTTGTACATGTATTCTCCTGTAGTGGTTTCTTAGATTTGACCGATCACGGTTTCGTCAAAGTCGGTGATAATGATGATGCCGAAGTCGATGTAACCGGGTGAACCGATGTATCTCGATTCCAAGCTGAACTTGACCTTGGTGGGATACTCGTGCAGATCATCCGGACACTTAGGCAGTTGGGAGATGGTGACCGGGAACTGACTGCTGATGCTGTTATAGGCAGTGTATTCGAGATAAAGCCGTCCAGAGCTCAAGAGGAAGCTCATTAGGCTATAGTATTCTGAAGGTTCGAGTACTGCTTCCAGATCGAAGGAGTCTTCCCGATAAGCTTCTCTGCGGTGGATGATAGTGGGATCGTAAGCGTTCTTCTTCTCGATGCGATACTTCTGAGAGGGATCATACTCAACCTGCCCATTAGGACAGAGGAAGAAATAGATGCCATCATCAGCCCATCGGATGAGTTTGAAGCCCTTTATATTAGCCATGCCTTCACCTTGTATTCATCTTCTAAGTAGTTCCGCTCCAGTTCGATAATCGCATAGATCTTATTCTGGATGCGTACCTTGGACTGGAGAGAGAGGTTGTATGTAGAGAGACTATCAATGGTAGTATCACAACTCCACTTGGAGTCATGGAAGTCGATCAGATAGTCTTTGATCAAGCTCTGCAATTGAGTTGTATCCCCTGCCAGGATATCTAGGGAGGAGATCTGTGGTTTCTCTGGGTTGCCCCGCTTGGTAACGAAGTCCACCACATCGTCAGCATCGATGTCTATTATGGCACTGGCATAGGCATCCTTGTTCTTGAGGATGATCTGTCCTGCTGGATTGGAATATATGGTGGCATTGTAAAGCATCAACATCGCTTGCAGAGCTTTGATGTTATCTGTCTCCTCATCAGTGTAGTTGACGTAAGCCTTGCCCGGGAACAGCTTGGCCGGGAAGAGATTTCCATGAAAGTGGGCTTCAATCCAGTGGTTAACGTACTGGCTGCTGCCATAGCTGCGACCATCGATAGACCCAACTGATACCAGGCCATTGTATAGATTGGTCTCGGAGATGCCGTTCTCCAGGTAGAAGCCAATGAACTCGTTATGAGCATTAGCCAAAGAAGCCAGGTCTTCCACCCAATCGGTCTTCGCTTCATACTCGATAATAACCGGGCAGATATTGTTGAAGAACTTATAGATGCGTCCCCGATAACGGCCTTGATACCTTGTAGTGGCAGGACTGGGATAGGTGGCCTTGATCACCTTCTTATAGGCAAAAACGAAGCTCATGCGATTGGCGATGGTATCGATCAGATATCCCCACTGCGGACCCGGCCAGCCGGAGTTATCATAGCTGTATGTCCAACCTCCGGTAGGGTTGGGAAACTGAATCAGATCATCGAAGTCGATATGGGCAATGGTCAGGGCAGTGCTGTAGCTGATGTTCATGGTCGGTATGGTGAACTGGTTGCTGTATGGGATGCTGATGGGTATCTTCTGCTCAATGTCTTGGATGAAATAGCCCAATATCCAGATCGGCAGGTAACCGGAAGTAAGCGAATAGTAGTGAGTAAGATCTGAGAACAAGGAAAGCAGTTTAATCTTATCGTAGCAGGTGATCTTGAGCACGCCGGAGGAGACATCATAGGATAGCTGAGAGGTGTCTATGATGCCCGTAAAGAACAAGGAGTTATCCCGATAGACCTTAACCTCGAAGTGAGATACATAGCGCTCATGCTCGTTGCTCCCGCTCAGGATGTTATCATTTATCCAGGTAGTGGGAAAGCACTCGAAAACGAGCCGCTTAGGTTCCCGGCTGTAATTTGAGACTGACTGCAGCTTATCGGCTGATGTGCTCAGACTGATGATAGCTCTATTGGTAGCGGTATCAGTCAGGCTGTGCTTGACCTGGTTATAGTCTGTGGCATCGGTCTTGCCTTGAATGAATTCGATCTTGAACAGGTTAGGCATCAGATCTCGCTCCTTATCATCTTGCCGGTATCAGCAATCTCAGAGACCTTAACCGGATCATTAGAAAGGGGATCTACATTAACCTCTATGATGGGCTTGGAGTCCATTACCGTTTGCTTGAGTGAGACGATCTCGTCTTTCAGAGCGCCAATCAGATCGATCAGGGTATTCATACCGCCTCCGGAGGAGATAGTGCCACCAGCGGCATAATATGAGCCCACGTTACTGGGAATAGGCACTGAGGGAACTGGCATGCCGGCAAAAGCCAGCTTTACCTGCTCCAGAGGTGCGAAGTTGAGGAAGTCAAACAGGTTCCTGCCCAGGGCCTTGACTCGATCCTTGGCGGTAACGTACTCATCACCTTCAGCTTCGATCAGGATGCCACCTTGACCATGGGAAGGTCCTGTCAGGAGACCTCCGGCGGCTTTCTTCTCGAACTTGGTGGCACTGATCCTGGCGATGTTGGCGATACCGGCAGCCATCGCAGCCGCTGCAGCCGCCACTGCCAGTCCGGGTCCAACTACGGGTATGCCCACCATTGACTTATAGGCTCCAATAGCGGCTGAGAAGGTATCCACATAGCCCTGAGCCATAGCCGAGGCTTTCCAGAGCTTGAAGCCACGCTCTGTATCTTTATCTTGAGCCGAAGCAAGGTCACCGAAGATCTTGGAGATACCACTGGCTACCTGAAGCTGGTGGTTCGTTCTGAGTGTGTTCAGGGTCTCCTGCTTCTGCCGTTCGATCTCCACTTCAGTATAGCCCGCTTCCAGGAGCTTGGCTTTCATCTTCTCATAGTACTTATCGACTTCCAGAAGCTGCTTGCTGTAGCTGTCACCGATGTTATCCAGATCACGAGAGTAGAACTCGTCCCGGATATCCTGCAGTTCCTGCAGCTTGGCTCGCTCCTCATCCTGACGTTCCTGAAGCAGTTTGAAGTGTCTGGCATCTATCTCGACTATCTGGGCTTGGATAAGCTGCTGCTCTTGTTGGGGCAGGTTCTGCAAAGCCCAGGCATAATATTCTTCCATGCTGGCTTTGAGAGCAGCATAGGAATCGACTCCCAGGTTTTCCAGATTGGAGAAGTAGTCGATCTCAGCCTTGTATCTGGCTTGGACAGCTTCTTTCTCTTTATCGGTTATCTGCTGATCCTGCTCGGTTTTCCAGCTATCCAGGTTCTCAATGGCCTGTCGTTCGGCTTCACTGCCATCTTGAGTGAACTCCCTAATTAGAGTTAGTCTTCTCTGGTATTCAACTGCTATTCGATCTGTCTCTGTTTGCCTTAATCGGGCAAGCTCTTCCATCAAGCGTAACGCTTCCCTACGTCTGCTTTCAGCTTCAGAGGCCGCAGGACTGGGTGCCGGAGCAGGAGCACTGCCACCACCGCCACTACCCTGATCGAAGGTGAGATCAGGCACTTCCAACATAGCCTTGCGGTAAGCGTCACCCAGAGCTTGGAGATCGTATTTGGCGGCCTGCAGTCTACCACCTAAGGCCCCAAACGCATTGATAGTCCTCTCTAACTTGAGCCACTCTCCGTCATTACCAAAGTAAGAGGCAGGATTAAAGCCCATAGCGTTGCGGTCACTGGTAAGAAACTCCCAGTCCACCGATGCTTTCAACTGGTTGATCCGATTATTGGCAGCAGTGTATTCGGCTCGCTTCTCATCCAGTTCAATCTGCAGTTCCGCTACCCTCTGGACCTGAGCATTGTATCTCTCTCCATAGATCTCGGAGATCTTCTTCTGCACCAGAGCTTCTGAAGCGGCTCGCAGTGCGGTAGCCAGGTTATTGTAGGCGGCTGTCTCCAGATTGATATTGCCGAGATACTCAGAGTAGTTGTCATTTAAGGACTTGATGACGTTCTTCATCTCCCGCTTGTCTGCGGCGGTAAGCGAGGAAGCGGAGCGCAGTTCCAGTAAGCGTGAGGCCAGCAGACTGAACTTCTCAGCTTCCACCGAGACCTGCCGTTCCGCATCCTTGATCTCGTCTTTCATGCTCCTCTGAGCTGTGGTTACAGCATCGGTCTTAGTTGATGCCGCAGCCAGTCCAAAGCCCAGAGCGGACAAGACTCCTACGGCTATACCGATGATCCCCGCAACCGGGTTCATGGCTACCTGCAGGGCATGATAGGCGGCAGTGAGAGTGATGACTGCAGTAGTAACGGTTCCGATGATGGGGATGGCTATTACTATCCCTGCTACGAAGCCCTTCATAACTGGAGATAGGCTGTTATATGCATCCATGAGCAGCTTCAAGCCCTTGAGGAGAGGATTGATCATAGTAGTCAGCATGTCACCCACCGTCTCCTGGATGTCTCCCCAGGCATTGGCATTCTGCAGTCGCAGATCAGCCAGAGCAGTGGCAGTACCACCATAGTCCTCGCCTAACTTCTCGACCAGATAGGATACCCCTTCAGTCTTGAGACGGGTATCATCCAGTTCAATGCCGTATCTGCCCAACATCTCGGTATGTCCATTCAGGGCTCGACCCATGAGATCAAAGGCAGACTCCACGCTCATCCCGGTGGCCTTATTGGCTTCAGTGAAGTCCAGCAGTACCGGCACGAGCTGTTGAATCTCATCCTTGTTGAGTTTGAAAGTCTGAGACAGCTTAGCCATGAGTGACAGCATCTTGTCATCTTCAAAGTTAGTAACCTGCTGCATCGAGGATGCGAAGTTACCCATCTCACCCGCAGCCTCGCCGAAGGCTACAGAAGCCAGGGTCATGGCCTGTCTCTGACCTAGTGAAGCATCGAGTAGCCCGTTCATAGATCTAACCAAACCACCTACCACTTGCAGAACTCCATCGACTGCGATCTTCACATCACGAATGGTAGCCAGAGCCTGTTCTGCGGTGATCTTAACCTGAGCAGGTTTCTCTACCACAGACTGGGCGGACTCCGCCTCCTGCTTGACTTCGGCAAGTTTGATACTGGCATCATTGGTGACGAGGACGAGTTTAAAGGTTAGGTCAGGCATTTTTTTATTGACTATTTGGTAGTGCTTTTATATTCTGCAATCTACTGATAAATAAAGGAGTGTCTAATGGCAATGGTAAAACCAATAGTGGCAACTTGCTGCAAATGTGATGCAGAAAGCGTTTTATGTTGCACCAGATGTGGACTATGCAGCAAATGTTCTGATCACGCAGATTGCGAGTATTATTCTGGTGTAGTGATGCATGAACCACAACCTTCAACTTGTGGTAGTTGTGGCAAAAAGGAAGTATTGTGTTGTTCCAAATGCGGAATTTGTGGATGTTGTTCTGATCATAATGCATGTAGAAAACCAGCAACAAAAGTATATAAGACATAATCACACACATCAATAATTCCTAATCAGTAACTCAGTCTCCGTCTGGAACGCACCAGATACAGAGTACTGCGTCTCGACTTCTTCAATGACGCAGCCATCGTATAACTGCTTGATGTAAGGATCATTGTTGTAGGATAGCAGGAACTTGCCCTTGATCTGTTTCAAGGCTTCTGCCAGCTCTTCATGCTGGTTGAAAGCGTCCGCGTCCTCACGTTCGTAGATGTGTTCCTTGGTGTAGTAGGGAGGGTCCAGATAGAAGAAGGTATGAGGCTGGTCGAACCGGGCTACGATCTTCTCCCAGGGCTGCTTTTCGATGATCACATGCCGGAGGCGTTCCGAGGCTTCTTTGACCTTATCCAGATTCCTCAGGGGCATGTACTTGTAGCCCTGATTGACGCAAAAGTTCTTGGATCGTGAGCCATAGCTGCAGGCAAGGTTGTAGTAGAACTTGATCGCTCTTTCCAACTCGGTTCTGGGCTCATGCTTCATGAAGTTATCGAACATCTCCCTGGCGATCAGATAGTTGTTTAACTCGGTTACGAAGGCTTCCGGGTGGTTCTTGATGTACTTCCAGAAGTTGACCAGATCGCCATTGATATCGTTATAGACCTCAGTGTAGCGGCTCTTCTTGGACAACTGCCAGTCTTCCTTGTTGGCTGATTTACCGAATAGTATCCAGGCAGCTCCACCAAAGACTTCACAGTAGATATCATGTTTGGGGATGAGCGGCAATATCTTCTTGCGGAGGATACGCTTGCCGCCTACCCAGGAGATAATACTGTTCATTGTTCCTCCAGTTTAAAGTTGGCGATGATCACTTCATTGAACTCGGACTTGCCTTCCTTGCGGTTGATGCCCTTAGTTCGTGTGACGTGCTTGATATCATAGCCCTTGTAAAGCTTGAGGACTTCAGGGTTGTCATCATAGCTGAGGATGAAGCGTCCCTTGATGCCTTTCAGCTTCTTGCAGAGATCTTCATGGCTGAACTGCTTGCTGTTCTCATAGGTATAACCGAGCATGTAAGGCGGATCGCAGTAGAAGAAGTTGCTCTTGGTGTCATACTTATCGATCACCTGCTCATATGAGAGGTTCTCGATGATCACCATGTCCAGGCGTTTGTGGAGTTCTTTGATGCGTTCCAGACGATTATACATACTGGAGGTGCCACGCTTCTGAGAGGTACCGAAGCTGTCGCCCTTGCTGCCGAAACTACGGGTGATCAGATACATGAACCTAGCGGCTCTCTGTATCTCAGTAAGACCTTCCTGCTTGAGGATATCCCCAAAGAGTTTGCGGCTGGCAACTAACCAGTCCAACTCCTTGATCAGCTCATCAGGATGGTACTTCACCTGCATGAACAGGTTGACCAAGCGGTTATCCAGATCATTATAGACTTCCAGATCACCCCACTTGTCCTTGTAGAGGAGCATCCGGGCAGCCCCACCGAAGGGCTCGATGTATCCTTTGATGTCCTTGGGAACGTAGGGAGCGATAACCTTTCTCAGAAGGCGTTTACCGCCTATCCAGCCGATGATGGCATCCATCAGACATCTCCTTTCAGGTCAGTGATACAGAGCCGTAGGTATAATTCAGGCAAAGTCATATTGTTGAAATCTTCATTGGTAAAGCCCAGTTTACGCAGGATCATTTCGAACCTCTCGAAGGGGTATTTGGAGACGCCGTTACCGCCAATCCGAAACTCCCGAGCCAACCTGCGAACCTCTCTTTGTTGGCTCTGATATAGACGAAAAAAGCGGAGATATGCTCCAGTGCTTCAAGAGCGTCCATATCGTCAGGGTCCTGGTTTGAGATGATACGGATCAGCTCTTTATCGGCTTCCGATTGGCTGATCAATTCAAGCAGTTCCAACTCACTGACCTTGGCTACCTTGCCGGAGAGGAAGTCCTCTAACTTGGCTTTGAGGGTAGCATTCGAGATCGTGAGACAGAGTATTTGCCGCAGTTGGCTATAGCTGAGTTTAGGTTCTCGCTTCATAGAATAATCCTTTTCTTATTTACCAAAGAACATTTCGAGGGCAATGCCTAGTAAGAGCAGGAATTGCGAGGTGGAGACGGTTAGCAGTATCTTCATATTCGTCTCCACTCTCGCCATTCTGGTTACCAGTGACTTGTTGCTGTCACCATTGCCATAGATCTCCTCGTGAACTGAATCGATTTTCTCTTTGATCTCAGGTTTGCACTGGCAGTCCATAGCAGTTCCTTGTTTTCGAGTGTAATTGCGAAGAGCAGTGATCTTATACTCCCGGAGGGATATCCTTGAGCAGGAAGATCTTGTTGGAGGTCACTCCAGAGAACTCGGTGGAGATGACTACGTTGAAGAGGCCATCAGCCTCTCCCGACCAGTCAACTGTCCAGCGGAGCCCGGTGAAGATCACCACCCGATCCAGTTCCTTGGAAGCCACTACGATGGTGGTATCCTTGCTCATGAACAGGGTGCTTTCCAGGAAGTTCTTCTGCTTGGTGGATAGTCCGGATATGTTGAGTTCGACTGTACTGGTGCGCTTGCCCGGGATGGTATAGTTGCGGGTCTTGAGCTTGGTCAGCTTAGAGTCCGTCTTACCGGGTTTCTCGGCCAGTTCACCAAGTAGGTCAAAGTTGGTACTTAGTTCCGTCTTGACCGAGGCTTGAGTGGCATACAGCGTCTCTATGGATAATTGGTCGTAGGTGCCGATCCCGAAGTAAACGAAATCGGCAATCAACACATCCATGAGCTTGCTGAAGCTCAGGTCACCCTCGGTCATGTTGGAGGGATAGGTGGGCTGCGAAATAGGCTGGGGCATCAGAACACCCCTTTGATCGCCTTGCCGATGCTGAAGAGCCATTTACGGTTGTGGAACACGTATTCAATAGCTCCCCCGATGGTGCCGAAGATCTTCATGACCAGGTTAGTCTGCTTGGCAGGTAGAGCTTTGGTTGCCCGCTCCACCGCCAGTTGCTTCTTGGCATAGTCATCCAAGTCCTTGGTGGCAGGGTTGATCTTGATATCCTGAATGATGTCCAGGATGATGGCCAGAGCCGAGTTGACCTTGGCCTTGTCGATCAGCGTGCCGGTAGTGCGGGATATGATCCAGACTACCAGAGCTGAGACCAGACCCAGGATAAACTCCTGATTGGCGAAGATGAAGTCCATAGAGTCTCCTTATACTCGCTTAGGTGGTTAACTTGAACACTTTCACGAAGCCCGAGATGTAGGTGATACCGGGTCGGATACGGATGTACCAGTGATACTTCCAATCGCTTCCGTGGTGTTCGACTTTGAGTTCGGCATCAGTGCGATAACCGACGATAATGAACTTGGGCAGACCACCGATGATGTAATCGGCATCCATGAGACGGGGCTTTACGGGGATACCCGCAAAGGATACGTTACCGCCTTCCAGCAGCAGACGATCTCCGGCTCCGGTCTCACGCTTGGCGAGTTCGGACCGGATGCGGATCAGGTCCTTATGAGCCACGTAGAACTTGAAGTTCTCCTGCTCTTCCAACATCTCGTCAGAGAAGGCCAGGAGAGCGGCTTCGAAGCGCTTCGCCCAGTCGGTATAGGTGGTCTTGGAGAGATTGGTGACGTCAGTAGCTGTGGTTGCCAGTTTGATCACCCCATCCAGAGCCTTGATCTTGGCAGTGGCGGAAGCTCGATCACCCTTGAAGAGCAGCAAGCGGATGGCTTTCTCGGTCTTCTTGGCGATGTGGTTCTCCACATATGCTCCGAAGGCATCTTCACCGTACTTATCCTTGTAGAACTCGACCACATCCCTACCTAAGGTGAACTCAGCATTTAGTATCCCGGTGGGTACGGAGAGGTCGGCAGTAGAGACGTTCTGAGCAGTCAGAGCGCCATCAAGGGAGTTCTTGAAAACCAGGTCATCGATCAAGCCGACGTCGATCTTCTCGTCTTTGAGCAGCGGCAGAATCGAGATATCCGAGAGGGTATCACCAGGCTGCGATCCAATCACCTCATCGATGAACAACGAAGTAGTATTGGCAGTCAGGATGTTCATGGCCTTGCCGGAGTCCACATCGGAGATGCCTTTGTAGATCTCACGGTGGCTGGCCTTGACCATGATCTTGTTGCCGTCGATGCTGACTTCACGATCAGTGGTTTGCTGATTGCTGTCCGGCTCTCCGGGTATAGACTTGGAGATGGCTCTGCTCATAGTAACGGAGAGGTCTTTGAGGCTCTTCTCGATGCTGTGGATGGCATCACCAAGCTGGAGATTCGGATTACCCTTCTCCAGTTCACTGATCTTCTCAGTGATGGCTGTGATGCCCTTCTGCAGATCGGAGTTGTTGTTATGCTCCGCGACTTTACGAAGCGAATTCAACTCGTTCTTGATCTCGGCAAGACTCGCTTCCGCACTGCGGTAGTCATCGGCTCGTCCGTAGATAGAGACTCCATTGAACTCGCCTTTCTCGACCTTCTGCCAAAGCTCAGAGTTGAGGTCTTCGCACTTGAGTACTTGCACCCAAGAGCCAACTTTAGCATCGGGAAAATGCTCTCTGTCACTGGTCTTGAGAATGTAGTTCTCTACTACGGTAAACTCCGGTACGGGTTGCATGTTGTGGTTCACATCGCACTTGCCGACCAGGCCATGCTTGGCGAAGTGATCACAGGACTTCTGAATCTCTTCCCGGGTGTAATAGTCACCCTGGGAATCGTGGATGTTGGGTTCCATCAGAGTGACGTAAAGCCGTCCCTGAGTGCCACTGGTTTCACTCTTGAACTTGGTGGAGTTGATCTTGTGTTCGAAGCTTCGTCCGGAAGCGTTCTTGACCACAAAGCCCTTCTGATTGGCGGGAGTCATCTCATCGAAAAGAAGCGAGACCAGCTCGACTTCCACGTTGCGGAGTTCTCCCTTGAGAATGGTGCGTTTACGATTCACGCTACCTCCTTGTTGTTGATTGTCAGTTATGTAGTTGTGCATAGTTTACTGCGCTCCAAAGCTGCGGTTCTGCATAAACAATTGATCATCAGCAGACTGGATTGCTTGTGTAAGGTCTCCGAAGTTGAAGTCATCCGGCTTCACATTCCAGCCGAAGTCGAAGTTGAACTCGTTTGCCAGAGCCAAAGCGAGGCGATTCTGCAGCGGTTTGACCACGAACTGGTAGAACATCCGCATATCGCTACTATTATCGCCACCCAACTGCCCAGGAATGAGTTGAGAGACTATCCTGGCAGGAACTCTGTGATAGGCGAGGATGCCTTCCCGAAGGTCTTTCTTGAGTCCGAGGAAGCCGCCTTCCCTGTCTTGCTGCCTGAGAGGTTCGAGGCGTATCTTCACGTCCCGGCTTTCACTCTCGATCAAGACAGTGGAGTGGCTCTTGGCATTGCCTTTGACCTCGGTGAGTGCTTTCTCGATCTCGGTATAGGCGTCAGTTAGCACTTCATTGCCTTGCTCATCAGTAACAGTTCCGTCTCTAAGGGTACCGCCTTCCACGATCACGAAATAGTCGATCATCAGGCCATTCTTGAAGTTGTTATAGTCGAAGGTCTTGATCTCACCCAAAATCTCGATGTTGATGGCGATGGGCAGACAGGCCAGGCCCCAGGCGTTTGATCTATGCGTTGACTTCTTTACATGGATGATATCCTCGTAGGCGAAGTCCTTCTTCTGGTTATTCTTCACCTGGATGTAGTTGGGCTTGAAGAAGCCAAAATCGTCATAGTTCTCTACGATCTGCACTTCACTGGGAAGCATGCGTTCCAGTCCCATCCACTGGCCTTGGGCGTTACGCATCTTTATCAGGAAGCCGTTACCGCAGGCAAGATAGAACTTCATCAGTTCTGCCAGTATCGTAGTCTGGTCTTCGCAGGCCGGGAACTCTGCTGCTTCCATCCATTCTTTGACCTGGCTGTTCTTGCAATCAAACTGCATGACGGTAGCCATAGTTAGGGCATCGATACAGCCGGAGTGGTATTCATCGGTATCCAAAAGATTGAGCAAATTGCTCATCGAATAAGGCTGCGAGACTACTTTCTTAGTCTCGGCTGCTTTGGATATCAACTGCGTCCCAATACGCCGACACTTGGATAAGTCAATTGGCTCTGGCTTGTATTTGCTTTCCAGAAGATCAGATGCTGAGCTGATCGCCAGGTTATAGGCACCAATACGCATCACTCTCATGAGCCCGCTCCTGCGCCACTTTTAAGCAGGTCGATCTTGGCGATCCTGACCAGTCTGGTGCCGTCTATCCGGCTGGTATAGTATTCGATACTGGGCAGGTCCCGGTTCATAAGCTTCTGAAAGTAACTCCGGAACTTCTCCTTGAGTGAATATAGCTCAGAGTCTGGATCGGATACATTCTGTGCATTGACGATCAGGAAGACCGTCCAGGCGATATCGGTATCCACATACTGGCGGGAGGTGCCATGTTTGCCTGTCTCGGAATCGAGGATTAGGATGGCACAGGGAAGGTTCTTGGGGATGTTGTCCTTGTTGTACAGTGTCTCAGCCACTCCAGCCAGTTTCAGTGCCTCGGAGATGCGGCTGCGTTCGGTTTGGTACTTCTCAAGTGCCGTCACAGGCTCACCTCGATATCTTTCAACTGCTGATAGACCCACTGCTCCCGGTTGGCGATAACCTCAGCAAATACATTACGGGCGGTGATGCCTTCCCGCTTGATCTTGCCCCGGATGAGATAGGCGATCTCGGCTACGGTCAGAGCTTTACCTGTCTCTTTATCAGTCCAAGACAGGTGCTTGCGTTCGACCCAAGCGATAAGGGGAGCGATCGGAGTCCAGGAAGGCACTTTACCGCCCAAAACGAAAGGCTCATGCTTCACGTTTGAACCTACTCTTAGGATCATGGCTGTATCGGTGGTCTGCAGCAGATAAACGGTATTGCCATAGAAGTCGCCCTTGTCATAGATCTGCTGTGCCAGAATCTCTTTACGGGAATCAGCATCTATCACAGATCCGATCAAATGCAGTCGGCTCTCCAGGGCTGCATAGATAGCCCGATAGATCTCAATCATTAGCTCATCCGGAGAAGTAAGATCACGATCTGGCATCAGATCACTCCCACCCGAATAGCACGAGGTTGTCTGGGCTTGAGTTCGATCAGGCGATCCAGACCGGCAGGATTGAGATAGGAACTCAAAGTGGTCAGTGCTCTTAGCTCAAGGTTGGCTTTAAATGCGTCAATTTCGCTCCCTGTGAGTAGTTCGGTCGCGGACTGGTCTAAACCTACAGTCTTGACTATTCCCTCGCCCAGGGTCTTCAAATTGAGAAACTCGGCAGTGGAGTGCAGCATCAGAAAACAGAACCCAAAACGAAAAGAAATCAGGAACGGCTCCTCCTCCGGTAAGTCATCGTGAGTTGCCCGATCAAAATGCTCCTGCAAAACCAGTGAGTGGATCATTTCCAGCACCAGACCCTGATGCTCCTTGAAGATGCCATTGTTGGACATCTCCTTGGGAAGGTTGAGAATAGCGAGCATGGCATCGGTCTCGACCGGGATAGGAATCACTTGCCCTTCCTCATCATCTCGGAGAGCTCAATGGCTCTCATTCCCACTTGCTTCGCCCACTTGGACGCCATCATGCCATTGGCTGCTCGCTCCCAGTCTCCAGCACCGATAAAAGCTAGGGTATTGTTGAAGCCCAGGAGTCCTTTGATGCCAAGATTGAAGCACATATTGAGCAGCACCGACTGGCGAACCTCATCGAGCTTACTGTAAATCTCGGGAATCTCATCTATAAGTTGCTGCTTGCAGTCATGGATATCCCGTTCCAGCATGGCGTAAGCTTCTTTCTGAGAGATACCCCGGTCATCGAGATTGCGGCCAATGCCGATGGTCAGCTTTCCTGCTGTGCAGCGGTATGGCTTCAGACGCAGACCCTCATGTCTGACTAACTGAGCTTTGATTCTGTTCATCAACGCTTCGGTCATGCTTTCTCCTTGTTCCAGTTGTGATCATTGATCCGGAGCCAGGAAAGCACTACCCTGTATGCTGACAAATCAGGATGAGCAAGGATGAGACAGATTTTTGGATTGACAGATATCGTCGAACCAGAGATATGAATAATTAATCAAAATGGTCTAAATGGTAACTGCTACAAGGAGATTTTACTCATATGGCGCTCAAGAAAAGCGAACTATACAGCTCGATCTGGCAAGCTTGCGATCAACTGCGGGGAGGGATGGATGCGTCCCAGTATAAAGATTACGTCCTTGTCCTGTTATTTGTTAAATACGTTTCCGATAAATATGGCAAAGAATCATCCCCGTATTCTGAGATTGTCATTCCCAAAGGGGGAGAACTTGGGAAGGGAGGCAGTTTTGCGGATATGGTGTATCATAAAGGCAAGACTGATATAGGCGATCAGTTCAACAAGATCATAGGACGTTTAGCAGAAGCGAATGGACTAAAAGGTGTTATTGATATAACCGATTTCAACGATAAAACTAAACTTGGAGATGGACAAGGAATGGTTGATAAGCTTACAAAGCTTATCGCCATTTTTGAGAAGCCAGAACTCGATTTTAGCAAAAACCGGGCAGAAGGTGATGATTTGCTTGGCGATGCTTACGAGTACCTGATGAAGAATTTCGCAGTCCAATCCGGGAAAAGCAAGGGACAGTTCTATACACCCGCAGAAGTCTCCAGAATCATGAGTAAAGTGATCGGTATTTCCAATGCAACCAGGGCAGATCAAAGTGTTTATGATCCTACCTGCGGTTCCGGCTCGCTCTTGATCAAAGCAGCTTACGAGGCTGCAGCCGATATCTCTGTGTTTGGTCAGGAGATGGATATTTCCATGACCGGACTGGCAAAAATGAACATGATCCTGCATGGAATACCAACTGCCGATATTCGTCAGGGGAATACACTATCCACACCTAAGCTCTTGAAATCAGACGGTTCACTTGCCGCATTTGATTTCTGTGTAGCAAATCCTCACTTCTCCGTAAAAAACTGGAGAGATGGAGTTACTCCGGAGAATGATAAATACAACAGATTTGATGGTTTTGGGATACCGCCTGATAAGAATGGAGATTATGCCTTCCTTCTGCATTTTGTGAAAAGCCTCAAAAGCACTGGCAAGGGTGCCATCATCCTACCTCATGGAGTACTTTTTAGGGGTGGTGCAGAAGCGGAGATTAGAAAGAATCTGCTGATGCGTAAATACATCAAAGGGATAATTGGTTTACCAGCCAATCTCTTTTATGGCACTGGTATTCCTGCCTGTATAATCGTGATAGATAAAGAGCAAGACCCCAAGCGTGATTTTGTCTTTTTCATCGATGCCAGCAAAGGCTACGTAAAAGACGGTAATAAAAATCGCCTGAGAGAGCAGGATATCCACAAGATAGTTGATGTCTTTACCAAGTTCACCGAGTTTGATAAATACTCACGTAGAGTGAGATATGAAGAGATCGAGAAGAACGAATATAACCTCAACATCCCCCGCTATATTGACACCAGCGAACCGGAAGACCTGCAGGATATCGAAGGACATCTAAAGGGGGGTATTCCCATAAGGGATATTGATGCTTTGGATAGATATTGGATGGTGATGCCAGAGCTAAGAAACAAGCTCTTTGCTCCCTATGGCAGAGAAGGTTACCTAAAACTGAACATCCCGCAAAGTGACCTAAATCGCAGAATCCTGGATAATGAGCAATTCAACACATTCAAAAAGAGATGGATGGATAGACTATCCATTTGGGCCTCGGATTCTGCAACTATACTTAAGCTGGTGAAGATTGGTGATAAACCAAAAGCTATCATACAGGCGATTTCGGAGGATTTACTCACCCTCTTTAAACCCAATCCACTGCTGGATGGCTACGAGATATATCAAATCCTGATGCAGTATTGGGCAGATACCATGCAGGATGACATTTATCGGATAGTTGTAGAAGGCTGGAAAGCGGATAAGGAACTGCTCCCCGCGGAACTGATTATCAAGAGATACTTTCAAAGAGAACAAGATGCCATAGATGCGCTTGAAGAGCAGAAGGAAGCCGTTGCCAGACAGATGGAAGATCTGGAAGAAGAACAGACTGAGGATAGAGACCTGTTTGATGAAGCCAGGAATGATAAAGGCAAACTGACCAAGGCTTCAATGAACGATAGAATTAAGGAAATCAAGCACGATAAGGAAGCTCTGGATGAGCTGAAAGCCTTAAAGGTATATCTAATCCTTTTGGAAGAAGAAGCGGAGATCAAGACAAAACTAAAACAAGCGAACAAAGAGCTCGAAACAAAGGTTAGTAAGAAGTATCCAAGCCTTACAGAACCGGAAATCAAGAACTTAGCTGTGGATGATAAATGGCTTGCTATAGTTACCAAAGAGGTTCAATCTACCTTGGAAATAATCTCGCACAGGCTTAGTGCTCGCATCAAGGAATTGGCTGAAAGATATGCCCAGCCCTTGCCTGAGATTGAGAGTGAGGTTGCTGAGCTTACAGACAAAGTTGAAGAACACCTGAAAAGGATGGGATTCAGATGGAAGTGAAGCCAGGTTACAAACTAACAGAGATTGGAGTTATTCCCGATGATTGGAGAATAAAGCAGTTAAAAGATATGTTTGATATAAGAGCTGGTGGTGATTACCAACCGAAGCACTCCTCATTGTATGAAAACGATGAATTCAGGTATCCTATTTATGCTAATGCATTAACTAATAAGGGATTGTATGGGTTTGCTGATTATTTTACTGATGATTATAATTCAATCACAGTAACGGCAAGAGGAAAGTTAGGCTATTCTGTCTATAGAGACCACCCTTATGTGTCAATCGGTAGATTATTAACCTTACATCCACACAACAAAGAGGTAAATGGCGTTTTCTACGCTGAATATCTAAACCAATATGTCAATTTCATACAAGAGAGCACTGGAGTTCCACAATTAACATCTCCTCAGATTGGACTGGTTGTTGTCCCCTTACCGCCAAAGGAAGAACAAGAGAGTATCTCCAGAATGCTAACCGACATCGTCTCCCTCATCACTTCTCTTGAGAAGCTAATTGATAAGAAAAAGAACATCAAACAAGGGGTGATGCAGGAACTGCTGACAGGGAAAAGACGTTTACAAGGATTTGATAAAGGTTGGGAAACAAAAAAACTCAATTCCCTCTGCTCGTGCATAACTACAGGTAGAAAAGATGTGAATGAGGGAAACCCCAATGGTAAATACCCATTTTTTACATGTTCGAGATCAATAACGTTTTCTGACCAATACAGCTTTGATTCAGAAGCCATTCTTATCGCAGGGAATGGTGATGTCGGGACACTGCATTATTACAAGGGAAAGTTTGAGGCTTATCAAAGAACCTATGTGTTGAGCGGATTTGGCATACCTGCCAAGTACCTTGTGCACTACTTAAACTACAGCTTGATCCCTGCTCTTAATGAAAACAAAATTGGGTCATCGATACCATATATAAAGATTGGTGATCTGACTGACTTACTTATAAACACACCCCGAGAGCAAAGTGAGATAAGCGCTATTGTAAATGTTCTTGATGACATGGATTGTGAAATTGGGGCACTTTCACTTCAGTTAGAAAAGTGCAAGAATTTGAAAGACGGCATGATGCAAGAGCTCCTGACAGGGAGGATAAGGTTACTATGAGCGATGTAGGTCATACTGAAAGAAAGACCCAGAACAGGATAATTAATCTGTTTCAGGATCAGCTTCATTACGAATATCTAGGGAATTGGCAGGATAGAGAAGATAATCAAGCAATCGAGGAGATCTATCTCAGTCCTTTTCTAACTAAGAGTGGTTATTCTGAAGATATCATCAAGAAGGCTGTGTTCGAACTTAAACGAGTTGCTTATACCCAAAACAAGAGCCTATATGATATTAACAAAGAAGTTTACGGACTTCTGCGATATGGATTGAAGGTCAAGCCTGATTTGAGTGCAAACAGCATTACAGTGAAACTAATCGACTGGCAGCATCCAAAAAATAACCATTTTGCAATTGCTGAAGAAGTAAGCGTTTCGGGAGAGCACAATAAACGTCCAGACCTTGTGATCTACATCAATGGTATGGTCCTTGGTGTTATTGAACTGAAGCGCAGCACAGTATCCGTAGCCGAGGGCATCAGACAGAATATCGACAGCCAGAAACCGGAGTTTATCCAACAGTTTTTCTCCACATTGCAGCTGGTGACGGCGGGTAATGACAGCGAAGGTTTACGTTATGGCACGATCGAGACCAAAGAAAAGTATTACCTGAAATGGAAAGAAAGAGGAGAGAAAGAGTCATCTCTGGATAGCCATATCATGGCTTTGTTTGCCAAAGACCGCTTACTGGAACTGATACATGACTTTGTGGTCTATGACTCTGGGATCAAAAAGCTCTGCCGCCATAATCAATACAATGCCGTCAAAGCAGCTCAGACGAGTATTGAAAAAAAAGAGGGCGGTATTATCTGGCACACCCAGGGCAGTGGTAAAAGCTTGATCATGGTCTGGTTGGCTAAATGGATCAGGGAACATGTAACTGATTCCCGGGTGTTGATCATCACGGATCGAGATGAGCTGGATAAGCAGATAGAAAAAGTATTTAAGGGAGTGGATGAAAAAATTGTCCGCACAAAAAGCGGTGCTGATCTGATAAACAGATTAAACCTAACCGAGGATTGGCTTATCTGCTCTTTGATACACAAGTTCAGAAACAAAGACGAGGGTGATTGGCAAGCCTACATCGATGATCTAGTCAGCAGCGTCCAATCTGGATTCAAGGCAAAGGGTAACCTTCATATATTTGTGGATGAGTGCCATCGTACCCAGTCCGGAGATTTGCATAAAGCCATGAAAGCTATTCTGCCGGATGCGATGTTTATCGGCTTTACTGGGACACCTTTGCTGAGAACAGACAAAAAGACCACATTGGAAGTGTTTGGTAAGTATATCGACACTTACAAATTCGATGAAGCTGTCCTCGACAAAGCTATTGTGGACCTGCGCTATGAAGCCAGAGACATAGACCAGAACATTACCTCAGAAGACAAGATCGATCAGTGGTTTGAAGCAAAGACCAAAGGACTGAAGCCATTGGCGAAAGCAGATCTCAAGCGCAAGTGGGGCACAATGCAGAGAGTATTAAGCTCTCGCACTCGTCTGGAAAAGATTGTAGCGGATATCCTGCTTGACATGGAGATAAAAGACCGTCTGGCAAGCGGAAGAGGCAATGCTATGCTGGTGGCTGGTTCGATCTATGAATCCTGCAAGTATTATCAGCTTTTTATGGATCGTGGCTTTCGCAAGTGCGCTATCGTTACATCCTATGTGCCGGATATCAGCAATATCAAAAAACAGGATTCCGGAGATGATGACATTCCAGATGATTTGCTAAAATATCAGGTTTACAAAGACATGCTGGCAGGGAAATCGGTGGAAGCATTTGAGGAAGAGACAAAGAAACGTTTTATTGAAGAACCGGGGCAAATGAAGCTTCTTATTGTAGTGGATAAACTGCTTACAGGCTTTGATGCTCCCAGTGCCACATATCTTTACATAGACAAGTTTATGCAAGATCATGGCTTATTTCAGGCTATCTGCAGAGTCAACCGGATTGATGAAGAAGACAAGGAATATGGGTTTATTATAGATTATAAAGACCTATTTAGAAGCTTGAATAAGGCAGTGACAGACTACACCTCAGGTGCGTTTGACAAATATGAGCCCGAAGATGTTAGCGGTTTACTAACCGATCGCCTCACTAAAGCCAAAGAGCACTTGGAAGAGGTCTTGGAAAGCATCATAGCTTTGTGCGAGCCAGTGCTACCGCCCAAAGATGAAAAGGACTATATTCGTTATTTCTGCGGTAATACCGAGAATGAAAAAGACCTTGAAGATAACGAACAAAAACGACTGCTGCTTTACAAAACCACTGCTTCACTGGTGAGAGCTTATGCCGAAATTGTCGGAGAAATGACAGAGGCAGGATTCTCTGATAAGGAAGCTGAACAGATTGCTAATGATGTGGCTTTTTACGAACGCTTAAGGATGGTCATCAAGCTTGCCAGCGGGGATTATATCGATCTAAAGATGTATGAACCAGCCATGCGACATCTGATCGATACCTACATCCAGGCTGAGGATTCGGTCAAGATATCGGCTTTTGATGACCTGGGACTGGTTGATCTGATTATCCAGAAGGGTCCTGAGGCTATCAATGACTTGCCTGATTCAATTAAAAACAGTGAAGAAGCTACAGCAGAGACTATAGAGAACAACGTCAGGAAACTGATCATTGACGAAATGCCCGGCAATCCGATCTATTTCGAACTGATGTCCAAGCTGTTGGATGAGATTATCAAGCAGAGAAAGGCACAGGCTTTACGTTATCAAGAGTATCTGCAAAAGATCATTGATCTTACCAAAGTGGTTCGTAAACCAGATACTTCTTCAAGATACACTCCAAATCTTAATACCAAAGCAAAACGAGCGTTATATGACAATCTCAACCAGAATGAAGTACTGGCTTTGGCATTGGATGAGATAATTATAAAGACAAAAAAAGCTGATTGGCGTGGTAACCTGCAAAAAGAGAGGGAGATAAAAAAAGCCATTCTATCAGTGGTAAAGACTGAAAACGAAGTAGAGCGAATCTTTGAACTCGTAAAAAACCAATCAGAGTATTAGGATGCACCAGATTACGGTTGGACAATATACAATTGACGTAGTAAAAAAGGACATCAAGAATCTGCATCTGGCTGTATATCCTCCCAATGGCAGAATCAGGATAGCTGTCCCCAAGCAACTTGATGATGAGACTATCCGGCTGCATATAGTATCGAAACTGAGCTGGATAAAAAAGCAGATAACCAAATTCGAACAGGCAGATCGATTGTCCAACAGAGACTATGTGACAGGAGAGAGCCATTATCTGGAAGGAAAGAGATACTTATTGAATGTCATAACTGATGCAAGCATCAACCAGATCAAGCTGCGAGGTAAAACCTACATCGATCTGTACGAAAAGCCAGGTACTCCTAATTGGCATCGCCCACTGATGATTCAGGAATGGTATAGAGCCAGACTGAAGGCCCGTATTGAGCCACTAATCATCAGTTGGCAGGAAGCGATAGGTGTACAAATAAATGAGTGGGCAGTGAAGCAAATGAAAACCAAATGGGGCACCTGTAATATAGTAGCCAAGAGGATTTGGATCAATCTGGAACTTGCTAAAAAGCCAGATGACTGCTTGGAGTATATTATCGTCCATGAATTGATGCATCTGCTTGAGAAGCATCACAATGACAGATTTAAATCTTTAATGGATAGGTACCTTCCGGACTGGAGAGTTCGAAAGGAGAGGTTAAATAAACTACCGCTCAGCCATGAGGAGTGGGAGTACTAAAGAAGGTAGACATGCATCCAGATGTATCATTACAAAAGTTTGTAGATATCAGAAATGAATTCTCCGGAATTGATTTCAGTGAAACAGATACTCGAGTTAAAATCATCGATAGAATACTCAAAGAGTGCTTGAAATGGTCTGAAAATGATATCAAGAGGGAAGATCATGTAAATTGTGGTTATACGGACTATCAACTGCGTATCGGTAATGCGACACGCCTGGTGATCGAAGCTAAAAAAAGCGGAGTATACTTTGACTTGCCAAGTGGTCATAGTCATAGAAAGTATAAGCTGGACGGCGTCATAGCGAAAATTGAGCCTCTATACAAGGCAATCATCCAAGTTCAATCATATTGCATAGATATAGGATGTAAGCACTGTATTGTGACTAATGGTTATCAGTTTATTGTCTTCTCAGCAATAACGATTGGAAAATCCTGGCGTAGCGGTGAAGCAATATGCTTTCACTCATATCAGGATATAATTGATAACTACTCGTACTTTTTTAACCTATTCTATCGTGAGAACGTAGCTTCAGGTAATTTAGCAAAGCATCTTGATCAAAATAGAACAGAGAAGTCTTTCAGAATTGCTCTCAATAACATTCACGATGCAGATGCTAAATGGGCACGGAATCCTCTGTACACCTTCATAAATCCGTTAGCTCGGTTTATTTTCTCCGAATTGTTGGACAATGCGCAGGTTGCTATATTACAAAGATGCTATATAACCCAGAAAGCTACCAAGGAGCTTGTAGACGAACTAGATGGATTGTTCGTGGACACTACACCAATAGTAGCAAACCAATTCCCAATCCAGGAAGTTGTAGATAAAAAAGACGATGCAGGATCTTTTGGCAAAAAAATTAGCGAGTTAACCTATCGCTACTCAGGAAGTCACATTCTCCTACTGATGGGAGGTATTGGGGCGGGTAAAAGCACATTCTTACACAGATACTTCAAGATACTTCTTGGAGATAATACTCAAGTAATTCATTTCATCATTGATTTCCGAAAAGCATCCATAAACACGGACATCATAGAGAAATTCATTAGCGATACGATAATGAGTATTTGGGAATCAGATTACAAGGCAAAAACACATCAACTAGAGAGCATAAACAACATGATAGAACCAACCCCTGAATCGGTTATTAAGGTTCGCTCATTAATAACCATATTAAAGGAGAATAATTACTCAGTAGTTCTAGTTGTTGATAATGTAGACCAGCATCCGCGAGTTTACCAAGAGAGCTTGTTTTTAATATCTAACAGCATAATGGAAGCTCTTGATATTATTGTTATTGTATCGTTGAGGGAAGAGACCTTTATGCAATCAATGAGAATCGGCGTATTCGATGCTTTTAACATACCCAAGTTTCATATACCATCACCAAACATGTTGAGTATGCTTAAAGAAAGAATTAGTTATACGTTATCAGTCCTTGATGAAAACTATCAGAAATCGTTACCAGACCGATCGTGTTTTAGGTATGATGACGATACACGCAAGAAACTAGAGCTGTACTTTGATATTTTGTTAAAATCGCTTGATAAATCGAATAATCAATCCAAGGAAATCATAAGAATACTTGATAATGTATCATGCGGCAATATGCGGTCTGCATTGGAGATGTTTTGTGGATTTATACAATCAGGGAATACGGATGTACAGAACATTTTTAATGTTGTTGAGAACCAAATAGGATGCCAATACCAGATATCTTCTCACCAGATGATCAAGTCCATTATGCTTGGGAATGACAGGTACTTTAGCGATGCTAATAGCAAAGTTTTAAATATATTCGACTTTGATATTACAATATCTGAGTCGCATTTTAATTCCCTCAGAATTCTTAAATATCTGCAAGATCGAGAAAACAGGAAATCCGCTCTGCATGTAAGAGGCTACGTTGATATTAATGAGATTATTAATGCAGCAGATGAAGTGCTAATAAGTAAAGATGTTGTATTCTCATGTCTGGGGAGATTGGTCGAGTATAACTTAACTGAGCTAGATTCTCTTTCTCAAGAAGAAGTCCGAAATGCATCATTCGTAAAGATAACGATTATGGGAAAGTTCTACCTGCGGTACCTAATTCACCAGTTTGTATATCAAGATCTAATATCTCTGAGCACTCCAATAAGTGATAACACATTGTATAATTATGTTATTAAGACTACGCCTATTCTTGATCTAGCAGTTAGAATGAATAAAACAAGGAGGTTTGTCCAATATCTTCGTAAAGAGGAAGATGAGGAACACCTAGCCAATCCAGAATACGCATACTACGAGTTTACTAACACTCGTTTCATGGAGACGATTGAACATAATATTTTTAACCAGTTGAGCCATATAGAGGAAAAACAAAAGAAAAGAGCAGCTATACCCAAAAGAAGGGTATCTAACTGATTATCATAGTAGTAGTCCTGCACTTCCAATGAAATGGCGGGAACGGTGTATGCGCTCCGGAGACCCCGACTGGATTCATCTCTGAATCGTATTCGATCTGGTCGTCTTTTACCCAGGGTGCAAGGGCTTTGATGTATTCCCGGGCATCATCCAGGCTATTGGACTTGGTGTCCAGTGCCATGAGATTATCCATGACCTCTAGGGCATCGTTTAGGGGGTATATCTTATCCTGGGCAGCCAATGCCCGGCAGATGTCACTGGTGCGATCATCCAGGATCACCACAAGCTTGTAGTATCTGGCTTTGGCTTTCTTGTAGCCTTGTAACCTGCCGAACTCTCGGATTCTGAGAGAAGTATGCTCTGCCAGTCCCTGCCAGTAGCTGGATGATCGATTGGCAAGATCATTGAACTGGTCTTTGAGAGTATAGGCAAGCATCTCTTTGGTATTTCCCTGCTCGATTGCTTTGGAAAGCGTATCTGCGAAGTTCTGCCTGACATCCGCTTCAAAGTGATTCCCAATCCAGAACAACTGTTGTTTCTGAATGGTGGAGGAGAGATGCTGATCTTCAATGCCCCAGAGCCCGATGCTGGTTTTAGTTGGGGCTTGCACTTGGGTGTCCCTCAGTCCGAGCCGCACACAGCGGTCTATTATCGCCTTGGTGGGCTCATTGACCAGTGCTGCGAAGTCATCTCCCAACTGAGTATTGATGATGCTCATAAGCTTATCTATGGAGTCCTTGCTGATCTTCTCGGCTCTTGGCATATCACTCAGCGTCTGTATGGCAAGTCGGGTCGCATCTCTAATCTCTGTTTTCCAGGCATTGTTGAGAACCCGGTAATACTCAAGCATCAGATTATTATAATAGTTCATTAGAAGGAAAACCTCCGGACCTTGACTCTGTTCCTGCCGATATCGTACTCGGAGAAGCGTTCCAGACAGCCTGCCAGGGCATCACAGCCATCGATGTATCCATCAGGATAAGTGAGGAACTGACTGATTAGGGTGGGTGTATCCTGACCCTCCGGGAAAAGCACCTTGGCCGTCTCAATAATGGTCTCAGTCCTCTCGATGCGTAGGTTCTTGTTGTCTTTGTTATCGATTCGCTTGATTCTGTGCGATATCGGTGGCAGATGATTATCTGTTGCCCACCTGTCGAAGTCGGCAAGGATACGAGCCTGTCCGTAAGTGGTTTCACAGGCTGCCCGGGCTTTAACCCTGTAGATTCGGTCAAGCTCCTGATAGGCATCATAGTAGTATCTGAAGAACTTGGTGTTCTCGGTCTGACGTATCCAGGCATGAAGCACGTAGAAGCGATTACCATCATAGCCAATGGAGATGACAGCCTTGTAACAGCCTTTCTCACCCCAGGCAGGATCGGCATAGAGCCAGACTCGCTTCATCTGGGATGGTTCAGGCAGAGATCTATACTTGGTGAACCAGTGGTTCTTGAAGATATTTCCTTCAATAACCGGTTGTCCAAGCATCTCCCTTTGATAACCTGTCATCCCGAACTTGGCTCTGAGGTTGGGCAGAGTTGCTGTGGGGTATTGAGCCTCCCAAGTGGACTTACCATGCTGATCTTCGAGAGAGAAGCGCAAAATCGCTTTCTGGTGCGTTTTCAGAACCGATTGGTATCCCAAGTCCAAATCTGGATTATCTGCCCGCATTTCGCCTAATATGAGCTCTTGAAACTGGCAGATGGAGTAATTGGGATGTACTAGGTTACCGAGCCAGATAATGCGACCACCACCCTCGGGTGCCAGTGCTCCGGCAAGCTCCTGGGTGATCTTCTCCATGCGTCTCTTACCGATGGACTGGTTACCCATGTTCTCTTCTTTGTCGATATCATCACAGACGATCAGCCCAGGCCGCTTGGCAGTCTTGGGATTGATAGTCCCTCTATGGCTTTGCTTGATACTTCTGGCTCTGATCCTGGCTTTGTTCTTGAGATAGAAGTCCAGATCAAAGGCATCCACTGGTTGCAGCTCAGGATAGTCCGTTGTGAGCCGCTTATTGTTCTGTAGCTCATGCAGAGTGAAAGCGGTGCGCTCCTGTGCCAGATCTACGTCTGCGGCAGTATGGATTATGTAACGTTCACCTTTTATGATCCTCCAGATAGGATAGACCACTCCCATAAGTACCGTTTTGCCCAGCCCACGAAAACCTGTGATTCCGATGATGCCTGAGCCCTTATCAGTCTCATCGAACATAGTCTCGTGCGCTGGGCAAAAAGGTAGTGGGAAGATATGCGGGAAATAGGTATGGCAGAAGAACGAGAAAGCATCCCATCCCTCTGCAGTTGTCCTCCTGATCCGTTCTGCTTTGGCTTCGGGATTATCGTCTATAAAAGGCAAGACGGAGATCGTTTTGGATGCGATCTCCGTCAGAGCCTTGTTATGCCGCTGAATGAACTTCTTAGGCATAACCGGGTAACCCCCCGACGCCCAGGGGAACGGGCGTCGGGGACCCGGAGGTCGGAGGACTGACCATGTCGGGCTGTTGGCTTGGAGGGTAGGTAGGGTCTGTAGGCTTAGGCTTGGGAGGCCTTATGTAGGATGCAGGAAGGTTAACCATTTCTCACTCTCAGGTATTCTGCCAGATCGTGCAGAATGCTTTGGAACTGCTTAAGCAAGGTCTCATGCCCTTTTTCGATCATGAAGTCGGTCACCTGATCCAGGAAGCGCACGATGTAATCGTTCAACTCCTTGGATGGCTGCCTATCCTTTTGATCCTGCTTCATCATGCTTACCAGGCTCTGGATGGCAGTATCGGCAGGATTCTTGGCATATTCCCGGAGCGCTTGAATGAGTGCCTTCTTGCGGGCAATGGCGATCTCGTGGTCGAGTTGGTTCTCTTCTTTGAAGAGCTCGTCCCACTTGCCGCTCTTGATCCACTTGCGAACAGTGATATCGGAGACTCCGAAGATCATCGCCAGTTCATAAGGATCTGTCTTGCCGTTCAAATAGGCTTCTTTGCAGTTGTCCCGCTTGATGCGGAACTCACGGCTATTACTCATATTCAGGGCGTACCTTATGCTTTAGCAGATAGAGGTTGAGGTCTTTACCGGAGCAGCGCAGCTGTCCGTTTTCTTTAGTTCTGAAAGCAGGCAGAGGATCACCGATGTCACGTATCCAGCGGTAGACGCTGGAGCGGTCGACCTTGAGCATGTCTGCTATCTCATCGGTGCGGTAGGTGCGTTCATCATTGAAGATGCTCATCGTGTTCAGTTCCTCTGCAGTGTTGGTATTCATAGGTGCCATTATTCATTCTCCTGTGCTTTTATCAAATAGAGATGCATTACGCTGCCACTCTTTCTCAAAGGGCAGGGAAGTTGAGGACGATCTGGCGGAACTGGCCCGACTCGTCACGTTCATAGAAATTGATGTACTGCTTGGTGGATACCACTTGGATGGCCTGGTCGATCAGCTCCATCGCTTCCTTCCAGGTTTGATCCTTGATGTTGTAGCGGCGAAGGCGCAGGATGCGATACTTGGCAATCTCGCCTTTCTTATCGACTTGAAAGGCTTCGCTTATGATGGCTCGGAGATTGACGTTGGAGTCGGCAGACCAAGCTTTCAGACACTCATCGATCTTCTGTTTGGCGAGTTGGAGTTCGATACCGAACTGGATGCGTTCCTTGAACCTGATCTCAACCCGGTACTTGCCGTCAAAGCTGTTAAGAACGGCATTGCCCTTCCAGTCCAGTCCATTCTTCTCGGCTACCTGCTGGAGGTAAAGCTCCACGTCCTCAAAGAACTGGTTCTTGTCAGCTACCATACGATCATGCAGCTTGATAGCCCGGTTGATGGTCTTGGTTACGATGGCATCTTGCTTCAGGATCTCAGGTCTAATGATCGAGGTGGGGATGCTCTGTCCGTTAGCGTCAATACGAGTGGGTAGGGGCTTCTTAGCCTTGGGGGTCTTGGGTGTGTCCATTAGATGTCTCCTTATTATCTTTGGCTTTCTTTTCATTCTGTTTGATGTAGTTCTGCAGCATTGCGATCACAGCTCTGCGCTCCTTTTTGTTGAGTAGGTTCCAGTGAGTCTTGGAAAAGTGGTTGATCATGAATGCCCGAAGCTCGGACTCGGTCCAGCCTGTGCTTTTCATGAGATAGAACATGTACTTGCCCTGGCGGTCGAAAGTAAAGATTTGAGGTCTGCCATGCTTACGGTATTTGAGCAGGAGTGCCTTCAACTCAGTTAAGCGATCCTCAGGTAAGGCTCTAAGCGATTCACCATAGCCCAGGCCTTTGATGATGAATCTGAAGGCATCGAGCGGCCAGTGGAACTTCTTGACCCTGAGGCCATGTATCTGTTGACGTAGTTTTCGTTCTCGCTGTTCCTGAGTCATAGAATGCCCTCGCTGTTTACTTGTGATTAGCGGTTTTAGTAGTTCTTTTGCGGTGAGGAGTGTGCTTAATCCCACATTCCAGGCGCTTCTGCCTGATGACGCCTTTCTTGATCACCGAGCCAACCCTGAAGGCCTTGCCTATGTCCTTGGTATAGTATCCGGACTTGCGGATACCCACCGCATCGACTGAGATCAGAGCCTCCAGGTAGAGATAAGCCCACTGGCGGCTGCGCTGCATCTTGGCAGCCAATTGCCGGATGCTCTTTATCTGGCTTAGTTCGAGCAGGAAGCAGATATCTTGGCAGGCCTTGAGGTCGAATGACCAGTTACCGCAATGGATGGTTGATACCTTGGTAGCATACCGGCCCCGGTTAGTTACATAGATATCCTCGTATTTGGATACCCTGCGGATCACATTGCCCATAATGAGCTGGTTAAGGCGCTCCTGAACCACATCCCGGTCTACTCCGGTGCACTCACAGATCAGATCTAAGTTGAAGTAGCTAACGAAGCGGTCTACAAAGCGGTCGATCAAGATACCTTGCTCGTTCATAAGGCCCCCTGGATATGGTTCATAGCCTGGATGGGATTGATCTTGCCGCTGGCTTCGAGCATGTGCATTATCTTGATGGCTTTTCTCAGGTTGCCGGCAGCGTTGTGGTTGATGTAGTTAACCAGAGACTCCGGGCAGGGGATGTTCATCAGTTCCGTGCCCAACATTCTGATATCGTCCTTGCTCACCGCTTCGAACTCATAGAAGTAGTTGCAGCGGTCGAAATAGTAGGCATTGATCTGGTTAAGCCTGTCCATAGCATTCTGCATGCCCACCAAAATCACAACCGCGAAGGTTTCATCCACCAGATCTCTGATCGATCCGAGTAACTGAGGATAGCGGAAGGCATAGTCGATCTCATCGATAATGATGACGGTATCCTCATTATCAAGCAGCAGTTGGATACATTGCTTATAGATGTTGTTGGTAGTTCCCACTGGGAGATAATCACCCATGCCCAGGCTCCGGTAAAGGTTCTGCAGCAGTTCCTTGGCGAAGGTCTTGGGAGTGGTTGTAGCTTCCAGTCTGATATACACGTATCCCCGGGCATAGGAGACGCGGCTGGCATAGGTGGTCTTACCGAGGCCGGGTCTGCCATACAGCATACCCAGTCCCACCATCTCCAGGCGGGGACGCTTGAGCAGGAAGTCGATGCATTCATCGGCTTTTTTGACGTTGTGGATCGGTACCAGTTTACCTTGCTTCATCTAATCCTCCTTATTTGATTCCGATCGTCTTAAGCATTTGTTTGAATTCCTCATCATCGAAGGGATCGAACTCACTCGTGCCTTCGATAACATCTTGATTTTGATCGTTGTTGGTATTCTCTGGCAGGTTCGTAGCTGCTGCCTGATCCTGCTCGATTACTATCTGCTCCAGCCTGGCGATCTCCTCTTCCGGACCCGGTGCGGGAGCCTCGATCATGGCTGGTTGGATGAAGGTGGGGTTGTTATCGGACGGGAGCTCATTCACGTAGCTTTTGAGAAGCTTATCCACCGATTCCTGATTGCTGCGGACGAACATCCGGGTCCGCTGTTCGGTCAGCCGTTGCAGCTTCTTGATCTGCGTGTATTCCTGGCGGTATTCCTTATGTGACTTGCTGTTCTGCATATCGGCCTGGATGAACGGATGCTGGGTCTGGCGCAGGGCTGCCTGGCAGATGAAGACATCCGCTTCATCATAGACCAGCACCCACCTTGCATCAGCCAGATCGTATCTGATTACCACCGGCTTGCCCATGTGTTCAACCAAGGCAGGATGCCAGTATTTCATCTTGTTCAGCACCAAGCCTTCGTTGCGGATGGCCTTGCGCTCCACGCTCAGCATCATGAAGTTGAGCCGGGAGGGATTGACCAGTCGGTCAGATGGCTTGGGAGCCGAGTTGAATACCTCCCAGGGTTTGCGGTTATCCAGTCCCCGGTGGGGAGTGTTGCCATATACGTATCTGATGTAGTAACCGATCATCTGCATCGCTTCGTCGGTAGTGGGCGGCTCTGAGGTATAGAGCTTCTTTGCCCACTTCTCGTTACGCATCAGGGTGGATGGCTTATCGGCTACATTGGCTCCCCGGAAGCTGCTGATGAAGCGTTCGAACTGCTCCTGAAAGGTCTTGAAGAACCGCTCAATCACCTTGGCCTTGGCATTGTAGCTCTCGGCGAACTGGGCTTTGATCCCCAACTTAGGGAAGATGCCACCCAGTTCCTTGGCCAGGTCATGGCCTTCCCACTGCTCGTGGAACAGCTTGCTCTTGAAGGCTTTGCCATTATCGAGATAGACATACTGGGGCAGAGCTCCCCAGTTGAGGAAGCCGTTGCGGAAAGCTGCCTGGATGTGCTGGCTATCCTCGGTGAAGGCGAGCGTGGCACCCACCGGATATCGGGATGCCCAGTCGAAGACCATGATCATGGTCATGCGCTGCGCTTTACCAGTCTTGGGATTGACGATATCGAAGGCCAGGGTATGACCATCGGCTACCCATACTTCGCCCACACTCAGCAGTCTGCTATCCCGGTGGATGGTCTTGATGATGTGCTCAGCCACGTACTTGCTGCCCTGTCTGGCTTGTTCCCAGATCGCCAGGTTATCGTCCCGCCATTCCTCGACCCATCTTCTTAAAGTCGGTAATGAGCTGGGAGAGTCGATCAAACCGGACTCGGCTTTGGCTTTCAAGAACTTGAGAGCGCTGCCGATGCTGATACGGTTGGGATGCAGCAGAATCACCAACAGCACCTTGCCCTCCAACTCGGTGATCTTGCGTTGCCGCTTCTGATAGCGGTTGCCATGCAGGAGGGCATACATATCCTGTTTGCTCTGCTCATAGCGTCCCAACCAGATACGCAAGGCTCTTTCGGTGCGTTTTCCCTTTAGGGCATATAGTTCCGGCACCAGACTGCCCTGATTGTATTCCTCTGTGATCAGTTCCCACTCCCGGCCTTTGGATTCGCAGGTATGGAGCCGATCCAGCACAGTGCTGCAGAAGTAACCGAGGAGCTTGGCTTCGTTATCGTATTTAACGGGCACCCGCTCTTCCGGAGTGAAGTCGATGTATCCCTCTTGATCGTCTCTCAGGTCGCATACCTCGCCTTCCAGGACTATGCCAGGATCAGGCTTAATGATCTCAGTAGGCTCGCTGATAGGTGCTGGTTGAGGTTTTGCCTTGGGTTTGATCTCCTGGTTATTCCCGATCAGGTCCAGTAGCTCCTGCTTACCCTTCCAATCGGGATAGATGCTCTGATAGAGCTCCGCATAGGCCAGGGGATCGATCTCATCATAGATGCTCATGCTTGTCCTCCTCACTGTATTTGTAGATCAAGGCACTGTGCAGGTCCTTGCCATCGACCTTGAGAGTGATCTCAATGAAGCCGGCAGGCACCAGATGTCTGGTCTGGCAGTCTGCCATCTCCTTTATATATAAGGAGGGCTCGGTAAGCAGGAAGGTCTTCATGACCTTATAGCCATCCTGCTCGACCAGGTGCTTATACACTTCGGTCTTGTTGCGCTTGATATTGCGCCATACAGTGCGGGTGGAGCAGCCTAATAGCTCCGCCGCCCGCTCCACGGTCAGCCAGACTGACCTAATCTTGTTCTTGCTCATGTTCAGCCTCTGCCAATAATCTTCAGCTACAGGTAAGACCACTGTGACACCTCCACTCCGGTGGCGTGTCACAGAGGTCGGATAATCTGTCACAGTGGTGGCCGCTAACCGGCCTGTCGATCTGTCACAGCGTTCAACATATCTACTGATCAGCATCGGCGGCTTTTTTCTCCGATTGGATGGGTGTGTGACACCTGTCACAGAGGTCGGTGTGTCACAGAGGTCGTCCTTGACCCTACTCTCTCCTGGCTCGTAAGTAGTCGCTTTCATAAGCGCCTCCCATTAGTTATTGTTGGGTGCTACATAACTGCATCGCAATAACTTGGGAAGTCCTTTCTGCTCTTTCCGGCAGGCTTTGAAATCTATCTGATACGAGCGGAAGAATCCGCCGCCGAATCACTACTATTTAAATAAGCATTGACAAAAAAGATAGACAATTTATCTTGTCTACGGATGCATAATCTTACCCATAAGGCAAAAGGTCAAGCGAAAAATGACCTTTTAGGAGGTATAATGGACCCCAATGACGTCGGCAGCAGACTGGGAATGTTGATTAAAGCAATGAAACTGAAGCAGTACCAGTTTACAGAAAAGTTTGGCATCTCTGCCAATTCTTTGGACCGCTACAAGAATAATGAGAGGTTTCCCGACCCTCAATTCATGGCCAGATTGATCGATGCCGGAGTGAATGTGAACTGGTTGTTGAGAGGAGAAGGCAGTATGTTCATCCTGGCTCCCTGGGAGTTGGGAGATGATATCCGGACTACCAAGAAAGTCCAGATCGTGGATGGCAAACCAGTCTTAGTGAATGATTTTGATACCACTTACGTGCGTACTTCAGTGTTCCCGATCCTGGCGGAAATAGCCGCTGGACCTCCCCTCGAAGTTCCAGAGGGTATTGAGCCAGCGGATACAGTCGAAGTTCCCACTCGCTATATTCCCTTCGGCACGGACAACTACATGGCCTTCAAAATCAATGGTGCCAGCATGGAGCCGCAGATCCTGCATGGAGACGTAGTGCTAATCAGGAAGCAGATTACTTGGGATGGTCTGGATGGTAAGATCTGTGCTGTCAGATACGAGACAGGCATTACCTTGAAAAGGATACACTTCGATGAGGCTCATAAAGGAGTTGCCCTCCAACCCCTCAATAAAGACTTTCGGATCGAGTTTATAGACGCTGATCAGAGTCAGTGGTTAACGATGATCGGACCCCTGGCACTTCAGTTACGGCTCTACTAA